AATTCATAATTACTCAATGTAATCTTTGATATATCATCGTTAATTTTATTTATTGTTATTTCTCCAGATATACTTTCTTGCTGTGTATCTTCATTCGATTTCTGATAAATATAGTATTCGTATGTATTATCCTGAAGAATAGCTAATTCTTGTTTTGTGAGTGGTTCATCTCCGTTTTCTATGAATGTTTCTTTTGCGTAACTACCATAAACATCTGTGTCGAAAATTTTATATTTAACATAATTATTACATCCACATAAAGATATTAGGATTAGCAAAGAAACAGATATAGATATAATTCTTTTGAACATTTCATCACCCCTTGATTATTATAGCATAAATCGTACTAAAAATCAATATAGCAAGCACTATATTAACCAGTTTGATATTCGAGACTGTTGAAGATGATGCTAAAAAATCAGGAATACACATTGAAAACGAATTCAAGGTACTAAAGAAAAATATAAAAGAAATATTCTCAAAAGATTCAACTCTTTCAGTGTCATTTGATAAAGATTTTACATCTTCATTAAGTAATGATATAGAATATATTAAAAATTTCAAGGCAGAAGTTGATAGTGGTACCTCAGTAGCAGAAGCAATGTCTATACATTTAGCGAGTGCATCCTCTGCTGCTAAAGAATACGCAAATAGTACAAATACAGCAAATATATCTACGGAAGAATTTGTCATTAAACAAAAACAAGCTGCTGTTGTAACAGTAGCTCAGTCTAAATCATTAACAAACGCACGGTCAATTATCAACTCATATAATTCCGGAACAAACAAACTCGGTATGACAACAGACCAGTTTGTTAGTAGCGTATCAGATGGGAATATGGCTCTTGGAAGATATTTATCATCTTTGAATGGTGGAAAGGCAACAGTTCAGGGATATATTGGTTCACTTATTGCAGCGAAGGCAGCAACGATAGGTCTTCAAATAGTTACAACAGCGGCAAACGCCGCAATTTCGTTTGGTATTTCCATTGCAATACAGGGGCTTATAACTCTTGTAGATAACCTTGTTCATAGAGAAGAAAAATTGATTGAGAAATCTGAAGATGCTAAAAATGCGATACAATCAATCAATGATGAACTTAAAGAGAATTCAGAAACAGTAGAAGAAACATCTGAAAGATTTGCTGTTTTGGCTCAGCGTGTAGAAGACCTCGGAAAGTTATCTCAAAACAAGGGTACATTGAGTACAGATGAGTATGAAGAATTCCTTGAATTAAGTAATCAATTAGCAGGTGTATTCCCAGAACTCACAAGAGGATATGATGATAACGGTAATGCTATATTGAACCTTTCAGGAGATGTAAACACTATTGTTTCATCGCTTGATGACTTGATAGACAGACAAAAACAGCTTGCAAATCAAGAAATTATCAAGCAGCTACCTGATTTATATAGCGGATTTACTATCAATGTTAAGGATGCAAGAGCAGAAGTAAAACAGGCGACTACAGAGTTCAACAGAATAAATGATGCTTACAGTCAGCTATCAAAGTACGGCTCTATGTCGTTTGCCTTTGATGTAGGCGGAAATTATAGAGATGCTGATGGTAATATCGTAGATAACATAAATAATATAAGAGGTTTGGCGTCTGCACTTGGATTAGTTGTGAAGGAAACGCAACTATTTGAAGAAGTTAATATGTATGGCGCTCAGAGATTAGCTGGTACATTATTAGAAATCGAGGGCAGTGTAGATGATAATTTTACATCAAAGTTAGAAAACGCCCGAAAGGATTTACAATATGCAAAACATAATCTTGAGAGCGAACTAAGTTCTATTGGTTCATACATAAATACCTGGCTCCAGGGCGAATGGATGTATAATAAGATAGATGATACAGGATTACAGTCAGCGCTGCAACAAATGCTACTGTCATTTGACCCGTCTATTTTACCAGATGAAGTTGATTCTGATAATTGGGAAGCCGTCAGCGAATGGATTCGCAAAAATATACTGTTTGCGATTAGCAATATTGATAACGAAGAAGTTGCAAATGCATTATCAGAATTATTTAGCGGAGACAATTTATCGATAAAAGAACTTAATGGATTTGCAGATACACTTAAAAGTTACTTTGGTGAAGACTCACCTGTTTATCTGTTCATTAAACCAAAACTTGAAGATGTTGAAGACGCTAATAAATATGCAGATTCAGTTAAAAAGTTTGTAAAAGATGAGTTTGATGATAAGGTTGGAGAGCTATCTATTGGTGATTTGGAAATTGCGTCCAAACTTGAGATACCAGACGGAACTCTTCTTTCTTGGGATGAGTTAGTCGAAAAAATAAAAGAGCTCAAAGATATTGACGATAAACCTACACATACACTTACCGACCTCTCAGATGCATTACAGACATTAAAATCTAACTACGACATAGTCGCAACCGCAGAAAAAGAGATGGCTGATGACGGGTTATCACAAGGGTTATCACCAGACACAATTAAAGCTCTTGCAGATGCAACAGACGACTATCTTGACTATCTGTACGAAGAGAATGGCATTATTAAGCTCAATACAGAGGCGTGGAAAGAGCAATCTAATCTTGAGATGGAGAATAGCATTAACGCTATCGAAGATGAAATTAAAGCTCTTGAAGATGAGAAAACTGCACTTGAGAATGCTAAAGTATATGAAGACGAATATACTGGTTCCGTAGAAGAAGGTGCTTACCGTCAGTCTGATTACACAGCCGCAGTTGAGAAAAATTCCGACGCTATAGCAGAGAACCAAACAAAGCTTGGTCTATATGAGGCGCTATATAATAATGCTACTGGCTCTCTTGATGCATATACAAGTGCTCTTCAAAATTTCACAACTGTAAATGATTTTATATCCCAGATGTCCGACTCTCTTACGACCGTAGCAGACCTTCAAGAAGAAGTTGCAAACGGATTTACTCTGTCACTCGAAAAGGCTCTTGAATTTGCTTCTGTTTATCCAGAGATAATGAACGGAGCTACAGTTGCCGCAGATGGGCAAATTACACTTAATGAAAATGTAGTTAATGCGTTTATTGAAGGTAAGGAAGCAGAACTCAAAGCAGAGGTTGATTCACGAGTAGCAGAACTTGAAGCTGAAAAAGCAAGATTAACTGCTAAAATGAACTTCTCTCAGGCAGAACTCGAACTCGCAAAAAGTGTCGGAGATGGAGAAGGACAGATTTCCAAAGAACTTGCAGAGTATAGAGTAAACGCAGGAAATGCAGTTACTCAGGCATTGATTGCCGCAGGAATAGATGAGGCTACAGCATATCAGCTTGCTACGGCGGCGATGGCTCAGAACTCAATAGAGTTTGACGAGATAGCCAAACAAGTATGTACAGATGTTCAAGGGAATTTTAATCAAGCGGCTTACGACGCAGCGCAGTCAATTTATACAAATATGCAAAATTCCAAGATATCTATCGCTTCTGTTGCGGAACAAGCGCATCAGGCTGCTATAGCTATTGCAGGAATAGGAAGCGGAACAGTTCAGGGTTCAAGTAGCGTTAATGGTAGCGGAGCAAGCGGTTCGTATAGTAGCAAAGGTAATATTAGCGTAACGACCGGTAGTTTCAAAGGAGCTACATATTCGTATGAGGCGAAAACCATATCTCTTGACAGTTTCATATCAGACCTCGAACTTGATATTTCAAGCTACTCGAAGGCTATATCTCAGATTGATGGTCAGATTGCAACTCTTAAAGCACTCAGGAATACAAGCCTTAATAAATTCTCTACGAGTTCTAAAAAGGCAAGTAGCGGCTCAGGCTCTGGAAGTAGTAGCAGTGAAAAAGACGATACTCCTACTTGGTTTGAGACTCAATACAAGCTCCATAAACACCTTCTTGCGATGGAAGCAGAGGACGAATCGGATTATCTTGATTGGCTTAACTCTGCTTATAAACAGGCATATAACGAAGGTATTATTGAACTTGATGATTATTATAAATATCAAGAAGAGGTATTCTCTGGTCTAAAAGACTTATTTAAGGACTATCTTGGCGATGTTGAACACGAAATCTCTATGCGTAAAAACTACGATGGAGAGGCAAAGAAAATAATTTCTTTGTATAAAACGCTAATTTCAAAGGTAGAAGCTGAACTTCAGGCGGCATATGCAAGAGGTCTTGACGATACCGATGATTATGTTCAGGAATTGCTCAGTAAGTGGCAAGGATACAAAGACGGCATAAAAGACATACAAGATGATATTGAAGATAATGCGAAAGACGCAGTTGACGACCTCATCGACTATGTTCAGGATATGCAAAAGCAAGAGATTGAAGACCAAAAAGATGCTCTTGACAAAAAGCTCGATAACCTAAAAGAGTTTTATGACAAACAGAAAGAAATGCTTGAAGATGCCCGTGACGAAGAAAAGTATCTTGACGAACAAGCCGAAAAGAGAAAGAGCGTTACGGATATTCAGGCTGAGCTTGCAAGACTTGAATACGATAATTCTGCGTGGGCACAAAAGAGAAAGGCTGAACTAAAAGACGAACTTGTTGATGCTCAGAAAGAGCTCGACGAATTTGAAAAAGACAGAGCACTCGACCTTGCTCTTGATGCGATAGAAGAGTCGTATAATGCACAGGAAGCTCAAATTCAAGCCGAAATGGATGCTCTCGATGCTGAGCTTAACAACCCAGAGCTTATGTTTAATAAAGCTCTCGCAGCCATCCAAACAAACACTGGGAACCTATATCAGCAGATGCTTGAGTTTAACAGGAAGTATGGAACCGGCAACGATGAGGATGTTAAGGATAAGTATGAAGAAGCATATAAGGCTCTCCTCGAATATAAGAAGTTAAATGGTAAGGACTATAACGGAGTTACATTAACGAATGCTACTGGATATAAGTCTGAAACAGGCTCTTATGATTCGAGCAAACCGAAAGCAAGCACACCTACAACCACAACCACTACGAAATCAACTACACCAACGACCACTACCACTCCTACGCTTGACGATGCGACAAAGAGAAAGGTTGCTGCAGCAATATGGAATGGTGGATATGGTTGGGGTACTGGCTCTACTCGTTCGAGTAGACTCACAGAGGTATTTGGCTCTAATAACGGTATTCAGGCTCTTGTAAACCAAAATGTAGGAAGATACGATAGCGCTCCAGGAGACTCTTATTCATATCTTAATATGCGTAAGAAGTTTAAGGGGTACGCATCTGGTACAAAGAATGCTCTCGCAGGACTTGCACAGATAAACGAACTTGGCGATGAAGCTATCTTCCAAAGCAAAGACGGTAATACATACAAGCTGTTCTCTGGTGGCGAAAAAGTATTTAATGCGAATGCAACTGATTTCTTATACGACTTTGCTAATGGAGGCAATGAAATTCTTGAAAAGGTAATCAAGAGTGCTCTTGGCGGAGGTTTATTTGATAAGATATCGCCTGTTGTTAATAATACAGAAATTAACATGGGAGACATCAATATCGCCGGTAGTGCAAATAACCAAACCGTATCTGAGATTCGCAGAGAGCAAAGAGAAGCTGTCAAGTATATGCTTACAGAATTCCAAAAACTTAATAAATAACTATCGTGGCTCCCCTACTCTGGGGAGCCATATTTATTATCAAACAAATAACAGAAAGGAGAATATGACGATATGGCTGATATTTATGGTTCACATTTTGAATACGGCGGCGTATCTTCGAGAAACTATGGTCTTGTTATCGCTACCGTTACATCCGGTAGGAACGACAAGTTAGCCGGTGATATCGAGCAGAAGTCTATCTATAACAAGACTGCAAAGAAAAGATATCTAATTGATGACGATACGTCAGGCTCTCCTCTATCTTTTGAAGTCGAGTTTGTATCAGTTGATGAAAAGCCGATTATCCCGTCAGAAAAGAGGGTTATTGAAAAATGGCTGTTCAATCGGTCTGGATATAGAAAATTCTATCTCGACACAGCAGATGATTATAACTGCGAAACATACGAGTTTGTTGACGGTGTTATGAAACGAAACTACCTGAATTGCAGATTCGTTAATGCTGAAAAAATGTTCTTTAACGGCGGTCTTATCGGGTATAAAGCAACTCTCGAAGCAGATAGCGGTATGTTCTGGCAGGACGCAATCACAAAAACATTTTCTGTTCAAAATGCAAGTGCAAGCACAACATCTATCGTGTCTGTTGATGTAGATACGGACTTAGACGATTACATATATCCGAAAGTTGTAATGACACTTGGAAGTGTCGGCGGCGATGTTACTATCATCAACAACACAGATGATGATGAAAGAGTGACAAAGTTTAAGACTCTATCTCCTTACGCAACTATCACAATGAAGGGCGATATAAACTTCGTTAGCGGACAATATTACGAAAAGTTTAGCAATAGGAACTTTATCAGACTCGTTGACGGAACAAATAACTTCACTGTTCTCGGAAATGTTGCAACGATTTCATTTGAGTTCAACAACAGGAGGGCTTTCTAATGATTGTTAAATATAATTCATTGAACCGCCTTGAGGCTCCTAAACTTACACTTTGCAACCCAGGAAGTGTATATAACTCAGGTATTCTCACAAAGACTGTAGGGATACTCACAGACCACGAGGCAGAAGAAATTGTGTTCAATTTCAATGCCGTGAGTGAGCTTTACTTCCGTGTTAATAAGATTGTTCGTGAAAACGCAGAAGATAACGCACACACATATAACCTGTATAAGTCCGTTCAGAACAGACGGCTCGTGTTCGTTGATGATATTGGATACTTTATGATTTCGAGTGTAAAAGACGGATTTGATGGTAGCATACATTACAAGGATATCACCGCACAATCTATCGACTCTGAAATTCAGCAAAAGATGATTCCTTACATCGAAGACGGCACATATAGGTTTAAGACTTCCGGCACAGAAAAAGGTATGCTCGAAAAGATTGTAGAGGTGCTTCCACTGTGGACTATCGGTACTGTAGATAATGCAGTTGCGAGCAGATACAGAACATTCAACGATGTTGATGTTACGCTCAACTGCCTTGGATTTATGATGGACAATATGCAGGATGCTTACGAGTGCATTTTCGTATTCGATATCATCAACAGAATTATCAATGTCTACGACCAGGCAAACTATGTTCGACAGACGGATATTCATATCACGAAAGAAGACTTAATCAATTCAATCGACATTACTGAAAATGCTGATGACTTATATACAGCAATCAGTGTTATGGGTGATGAGAATGTCACAATTTCTGCGATTAACCCGCTCGGAACAAATGTAATCTATAACTTTGACTACTATCTTGAATGGATGAGCAGTGGTCTAAAAACAAAGGTAATTGCTTGGCAAAACGCAGTGAATGCTGCAAAAACACAGTATTACAATAAGAACCTTGAATACTACACTAAGCTTGAAGAAGTAAATAATTATTCTCTCGATTTTCAAAAGTATGCTACGCAAATCAAGATGTACACGAGATGTAGAAATAACATCGTTGCTGAGGCAGACACAGCTCTTGTTGGGGAGTATAACAAGGTCATTGTTGAAAACGGAGGAACAGCTATTACAGTTACTTCTGAAATAGCGGAGACTCTTGAAGATATCGACAATAAGATTGCTCTATGCGAGAGTTATCAAGAAAATGTCAATACTCTTATGACTGCGGCAAATGCCACTCTTGAAACATTACGAGCTGAGATAGAGGCTATTCAATCTCCGTTATCTATTACAGGATATTTTACAGAAAATGAATATGCCGAACTTAGTCATTATATCTACGAAGGTAGTTACACTGACGAGTATGTCACTATTACGGATAGTATGACATATTCTGAGCAATTCGAGCAGATGAAGACATTATATGACAGAGCCGAGTCAAGGCTTGAGCGTGTGTCACAACCTACACAGGAGTTTGATATTGATGTTGAAAACTTTGTGTTTGTGAAAGAGTTTGAACATTGGAGCGAACAACTCGAAACAGGGTGCCTCATCAATGTAGAGCTTGAAACAGACGACATCGCCTTATTGTTCTTATCAAATATCACTATTAACTATGATGACCATACTTTAAGTATGACATTCGGAAATAGATTTAATAAGTACGACCCTCGTTCATTATTTGACGATGTCCTCGGCGATATTACAAAGTCTGCAAACACTCTGAATTATATCAAAGAAATTCTTTACCCTATTAAAAGTGGAGAGTTTGACTCTGTGAAAGAAGCGCTTGAAACATCAAGAAGCTTAACTATGGGTGCAGCTCTTGCATCTCAGGGCGAAGAAGTCGTTATTGACGGCTCAGGATATACTGGCAGGAAGCTTAGAAGAGACGGCACATATGAAGATGAACAAGTGAAATTAACAGGAAGAAATCTTGTATTTACAAACGATGCGTGGGAAACCTGTAAGGTTGCAATAGGTAAAATATTACTTGGTGATGGAAATAGCGTTTATGGTATTAACGCAGAAAACATAATCGGTGATATGATTATGGGCTGGAATATCAGAATACTCGATAAGAATGGGCAGGATTTATTCACTGTTGTTGACGGGAAGATATCTTCAAAGATAGAAGCCTTTAGTAATAAAGAAATAACAGGAGAAGACGGAATTATTTATACTGTTTCTGAAATTCTTCAAAACGCAACAGGACTTAGTATGAGGGTGACTGAAATTGAGAACAAAGGTCTTGATTCAATCACGACAAGCACAGGGTATACATTCGGTGCTGACGGACTAAGAATTAACAAAAACGGAGAAGAAATTGAAAACACAATAGATAATACTGGTATGAAGGTTAAACGCTCTGGCGAAGATATTCTTATAGCAAATAACGAGGGTGTTTCGGCTATCAACTTATCCTCAAGACAATATCTGATAATCGGAGCAAATAGCAGATTTGAAGACTACGACAACGGTTCAGACCAACATAGAACCGCTTGCTTCTATGTCGGAGAGTGAAAGGAGGTAATTTATGTCTTGGACATATACGAGTAATAACTATGACGGAAGAACAATATCGTTGACAATATCTGAAACAGTAAATGCTGGTTCAAACTCTTCAACATTAAACTGGACTTTAACTTCTGCTGGTGGTAGTGTTAATTACTATGCGGCTGGAGAAACTACAGTTACAATAAACGGGGTACAGGTATATCATAAAGGTAAAACATTATGGGATGATAAAGTATTCCCTGCTGCAAAAGGCAGTGTTTCCGGTTCTTTAACGATAGTTCATAATGCAGACGGAACAAAAACTGGTGTTCCTGTAAGTTTTACAACGAGAGTATATGCATATACGCCAGTTGAATATGCAGGTACAAATATCAACCTTACAAATATTACAACATATACATTATCAGTATCTGCCGGTACTGGAAGCAGTATATCAGTAAATAGAACTTCATCAGGGTATGCTTCTACTGGAATTATATCAAATGGAACAAGATTGTATTATGGAGATAAATTGATAATTACATTCTCTCCGAGCACAAACTATGCAATTTCAACGCATACAGTTAACGGTTCTTCGTTTACAAGCGGAGGAACTCATACAGTCACGGGTAATGTAAGCGTTGTTTCGACTGCGCAGGTTCTTGCTTCAAGCGTTGGCGCCACAAATGCTAATATAGGTTCTGTATCAACTGTAACTGTAACAAAGTATAACTCAGCGTACTATCACTCACTGCAATACAGCTTTGGAGGTTTAACAGGATATATAACAAATTCTGGAGGAGTGTCTTCAAGTGAGGTGAAATTTTCAAACGCAAGCGTTGCGTTCACAATACCGACATCGTTTTATACAAAGATACCAAATGCTAAAACAGGAACCTGCACTATTACTTGTAGAACATATAGTTCTTCGAGCAGCACAACTGTTCTTGGAAATGCGACATCGTGCTCCATTACGGTTACAGCTACTGGAGCCCCGACAGTTTCTGGAAGCGTGGTTGATACGAATGCGACGACAATAGCATTAACTGGCAATAGTTCTATATTGGTAAGATATAAGTCTACTGCCGAGGCTACTATTTCTGCCGCAGCAAATAATTATTCGTCAATATCCTATAAGTATATAAATGATGTAGCACCAACTAATAATAAAAGAACATTTTCTTCTGTGTCTGCAGCATCGTTTGTATTTAAGGCGATAGATTCAAGAGGATATCAAAGCTCTGTTACGGTATCTCCAACTATAGTAAACTACATACAATTAACAATAAACCCAATTATATCACGACCAACGCCAACGGGAAACACTATGACGATATCATTTTCTGGCGATGTGTATAGAGGTTCTTTTGGCGCCGCCACGAACACTCTTACAATCAGGTATAGATATAAAGAGTCTGGTGGTTCATATTGTTCGTGGAACACAATAGCGTCTACAAGTGTAGTTTTTGGAACAAAAACATATCAATCAAATGGGACTATTACTCTTCCAGATGCTTTTAATTATCAAAAAGAATATGAGTTTCAGGTGCAAGCTTATGACGGCATTTCTGGCACAACTCTATCTACAGTAACTAAAACTATTGTAGTTCCAAGAGGTATACCTGTTTTTGACTGGGGAGAAAACGATTTCAATTTCCGTGTGCCTATTAAAATTGGTGATACGCAATTAACAGAGGCACAGCTAATAAGATTATTAGCACTATTAAACTAAAGGCGTATCATATATGAAAGAACGGAGGAAAATAAATGAGTATAAATGTCAATGTTGTGAATCAAAAACTTTTTGTTGCTTCAACTCTCGACAAACTTGTATCTGGTTCTCAGGAATTTGTTGAGTTCAGATTCAATCTTGATAGTTCTTGGAGTAATTTGACTGTTTTTGCTCAGTTTATGCAGAATGGCTCTGCGTATAATCAGTTCCTTGACAATAATAATTGTGCTTGCTTACCGCCTGAAATCGGTATGGGAACCTGCACGATGATGCTCTACGGTTCAGGTACATCTACGAGACCAAAAACGGAAGTGTTAACCGTTCAGTCAGGAGAGGCTACCACAAGTTTGAAAGCAACCGGAACGGGTGGAGCAGAAATTTCATCTTTGTATATACAAAATGCAAATGGGACAAGAGGAACTCAGCTCACTCAGGCTGCAAGCTTGTCGAGTGGGCATTTTACTTATAACACCGGGACAAAGAAGCTTTGCTTCCATAGTGATGTAGTAAACGGTACAAAAATTATTGTTACATACACAGGAGAGACAACTGTAAGGGCTACTACAAATTATGTAATTTTTAAGGTTGAAGACGATAATCTCATATCTAATGCACAGAGTACGGATATTTCTCAATCTTTATACGACCAGCTTGTTGCTCGTGTTGAGGCTATTACATCATTCGATAGTCAGAGCGTGGCTGATATTCAAGCTACTCTTGCTTCTATGCAAAACCAAATTAACGGTAAGGCTACAGCAGTTGCTTTATCTCAGGAGGAAACAAGAGCGAGAGCTGCTGAAAATCTAAAGGTTGCTCAAACTGATTTTGACGCTCTCGAAGATAGAGTTGATGATATTGAGGCACAGGTTGATGCATTAGAGAACAATGAGACAATAGCTGCGGCTATTGAGTCAGCAGTTGCTGATGAACTCGCTGAATACCTGCTCGCAGGAACACTCGCAAATATGACTATTGCCGATGCAAGTATAGCGAGAGCAAAGGTTAATGCCCAGTTTGAGGCAACCCTTGCAAAAGCAGATACTGCTATGCAGCCATCTGTATATGACACTCTCAATAGACGTGTTGATGTTTATGAATACGCAAGAAGCCAGGCTGCTGCGGTAGACGCAGACCTTAGTATGCTTGAAGCTGAAGTTGCCACAGCGCACACAGTAAACGGTGCTGCGTACAACAATCTTAAAGCCGCAATCGAAGGAGCTGTGTCTCAGGCTAATACATATACGAGTGCTGCTCTTGCAGACTACGATGCGTTCACAATATCTATAGTTAATGAATTACCTGCAGTCGGACAAGACCACGTATTCTATCTTGTCCCGAAGGACTCCGGTACTGGATATGACAAGTATTGGTATATTACAGATTCTCTCGGTGCTCACAGATGGGATGTGTTCGGTGCATCATCTACTGTTGTCGTAACGACACTTCCTGCAACCGGCGAAGCAGATGTTGACTACATCTTGAACACAAACGCAGGATGCTTGTACTACAAGTGGATTTCTAACTCTTGGAAGGTTGTCGCAGGTTCTCTTGCTTATGTTGCGGCTACACTTCCGTCTGTTGCAAACGGAAATGCATACACAGACTATTACATCACAAGCCAGTCCAACGGCTCGTATATTCACTATAGATTTATCAATGGTGATTATAGGGTTATTGGCGGTAACGCATACACCAAAGCAGAAGTCGATGCTTTAATCTCCGCTGTTCAGAGCGATGTTAATGCAAATGAGACTTCTATAGAATCGAACCAAACTAACATTTCGTCACTGAGTCAGGCTCTCACAAACCTTCAGCAGACCGTTTCAAACCTCAATACAGAAGGTGCGACATACTATGCAACATACGGAAATGCCACTATCAGCGGAGAGGAAAGACAGAATGTATTCACCTTATATGAGGTTATCGATAATGTTGAAACTGTTAAGAGCCAGTTCGTAATCACAGGAGGTAGTGGTGGAAGCGGCGGCGGTTCATCCACATCTACAAATCTTTCAGTAGAGCGTGTTACGGCATCTCCTGTTGTTGTAACATCTACAGATTCAGTAAGAATCGCCATTGATTTCTCCGATACAGACGGAGACGGCGAGACTGTCGATGCAACATACACTTGGAAACTCGGAAGCACAGTTATTTCTACAGGTGCTCTTATTCAAGGTGTCAACACATTCGATATGACAGAACACTGTAATGTAGGTACTCAGAAATTCACACTCACGGTAACAGATGAAGGTGAAAGCACGGTCGTTAAAACTTGGAATGTTCAGGTTGTTGATGTTAGACTTGAATCTGCATTCAGCGATAAGATTACATATCCTGTCGGAAGTGCCGTTAACTTTACTTATACACCATACGGCTCAATCTCTAAGACAATTCACTTCATCCTTGACGGTGTTGAGTTAACCCCTGTTACTACAAGTTCTTCTGGTACACTTCAGTCCTATTCTATTGCCGCACAAACGCACGGTGCACACTTGCTTGAGTGTTTTGCAACCGCAGTAATTAACGGCTCAACAATCGAAACTGAGCATATTTACAAGGATATTGTTTGGTATAATGAAAACTCCACAGTCCCTGTAATTGGTTGTATCTACCGCAATAACCATTACCGTATCGTTAAAGACCCTGTTGCGGATAAGCTTGACGAATATTACAACTTAAACAATGGTACATACAGCAAGGCTGCGTATAAGAGAGTTACAACTCCAGTCCTCGCAGATATTGGAGATTATTACGAGTTATCTGGTGTTACATACATTGAAACAGAAGATACTGCAATCGTAGCGAATAAGACATATTACACAAAAGAGATTATTAGCGGCGTATCTTACTATAGCAAGAAAACATACGCAAAGCAGTATGATACAACCACAATCCCGTACTATGTTTTCAATCCAAATACGAGCGCTCCTACTGTAACGCAAACAGCGGATGGAACTACAACCACGAAAACGCTTGATACAACATCGTCTTCTTGGTCTTATAAGACAGCCACAACAGGAGAACATACTTTGACAATTACCTGCGGTGTTACAAGTGTATCTGTAACAATGAGCATTAGTGAATTAAATATTGATGTTGCTCCTGTAACTGCAAACCTTGCGTTCGATTTCAACCCCGCTGGATTATCAAACTCAAGTGCAAATAGACTTTGGTCTTATAGCGCAAATAACGCAATAGCAATGAGCGTCTCAAACAACTTTGACTGGTCGAATGGTGGTTATCAGCTTGACGAAGAAGGAAACCAGTATTTCTGCGTAAAAGCAGGAACAACTGCAACATTTAGTTATAATTTGTTTGAAAGAGATGCGAAGACATACGGCTCTGAGTTCAAGGTCATCTTCAAAACTACGAATGTTAAGAAGACAGATGCCACATTCCTTAGTTGTGTTGACGGATATAACGGAAGTGATGTTGGATTGCTTATGAAGATGCACGAAGCATACTTACACACAAGCAGTGACTCTCTGTATATCCCGTATAGCGAGGAAGATAAGATTGAATTTGAGTTTAACATTAACGCTCTTGATACGGAAGCAACAAACGCAAAGGCAATTATTATGACATACGAAGATGGTGTCGGAATGAGACCGTTAATTTATGATAACGCTCATAGACTACACCAGTATACGCCTGTTCCGATTACTGTTGGTTCTGCGTACTGCGATGTTCATATCTATAGAATGAAGGCTTATACATCGTCTTTGACAGATGTAAACATCCTTTCTAACTTTATTGCAGATGCTTCAAGTGCGGATGAAATGGTTGCAAGATATAACCGTA